GAATATTTTTATCGCTCCGAAAGCATATCAAAAGCCGCCTGGAGAAATATCTACGCGGAAAAAATAGACAACCTAATTACCGCGGCCACATTATCCGCCAAGTCTACTGAAGATTTCGATCGGATTACTCGGATGCAAATTCGGGCTGCTAAAATCCGTCAATTAGACGTGCCGGAGCCACCGGTGATTCCAAAAGAATTATTCGACAAACCGATAAAAATTTACGCAATGGATCCGGAATTTCTCGGAGAAGAAAAAATAAACAGACTGGAATTAGCCAGACAAATTGACGAATTCGAGGAGTTTACCATTGTTGAGAAAAACTTGCTCAAGCAAGATGCCGCAATTATCCCTATAAAATTATTTGATAATGACCAGGAAATCCACCGTAGACCCGAATAACGATAATCGCATTGAAAAACGATTTGCCACTTGGATAAAAATGGTCGTTGATTTGATTGCTCCAAAATATCTATGGCTTATTGCCGGTCGTGCTACTTCCAAAACTACAGACGTGATTGCGGAAAGATTTATGGATGTGTGCTATGATATGCCCGGTGCATATTTTGCATTTGTTGCGGATACTTATGTAAACGCGTTAAAAAATATTATTCCGGCATTGGTTGAAGGATTGAATAGAAAAGGATGGATAGAAGACATTCACTATGTAATCGACAAAGCGCCACCGGCTCACTTCCAAAAGCCCTACAAAGCGCCTCAGAGCTACAAACACACCATATCCATATTCAATGGGTGTTTCGTAAATATAGTATCAATGGATCAACCGTCAGGAGCTGCCGGTAACTCCTATCAACATCTATTCGGGGACGAGGCTAAATACCTTGATTTTGACAAGATAAAAAAACTGACTCCGGCTTTAAGAGGTTATAAAAAATTCGCAAAATCAGTTTTCTACCGTGGATCGACATTTACAACGGATATGCCGAACATTGCCGATGGAGAATACGACTGGATAATTGATCGCGAAAAAGACCAAAACGAGCAACAGAACCGACTGGCACTAAGAGCCGGATTTGTTATAAATGATTTAAGAAAAGAGTTGATCAGCGAACAACGATCCGGCAATTACGAAAAAGTAAAGAAAATTGAAAAACAAATAAGCAGATGGGAATCTCGCTGGACTAAAATCCGAAAGAATAGTACCTTTTTCAAGATCGTAAGTTCTTATGTCAATGTTGATTATTTAACACCGGAGTATTATAAAGATTCCTATGTAGCTTTAGGTCCGGAAGAGTTTAAAACGGCAATCGGCTCTTTTCGCCCAACACTAAAAAAAGGAGAAAAGTTTTACCCTACCCTTGGAGATCATCACTTTGTAACCGACGGAATCGACACAGAATATTACAAGAAATTTGCTATTGGCGATGATGTGGTAGAGAGTTGTTTGGCTCAAAAATATCTAAACTTAAAACTGCCTTTGGAAGCCGGTACCGATTTTGGAAACATGAGTTCCTTAGTAGTTGGTCAGGAAAATGGAAATTACATGAATATCTTCAAAAATTTCTATACTTTACCACCGGAAGGACTCCGGCAGCTCGCGAATCAATTTTTAGCATTCTTTGCAGATCACGAATGTAAGATTTTAGACTTGTATTATGATCGATCGGGAAACCAGTACGCGCAGGTAAGTAAAGACTGGGCTACAGAATTAAAGGGATATATCGAAACCGATGCAAAAGGGCTTACAACAAATTGGATTGTTAATTTAAAAAATAAAGGGCAAGCTACTATTCTGCAGGAGGAAGAACATAAATTAATGAAGAATATATTCGCAGAAGACAATCCTGATCTTCCAGTTGTGAGATTCTGCAGGTATGGTTGCCGTGAGCTTAAGAGCTCAATGGAACTCGCAAAAACAATCATCAAAATTGACAATAAAGGGAGAAAAACAATTCACAAAAATAAATCTTCAGAAAAACTTCCGGCGCGAAAGCTTCCAATGTTTTCGACTAACCTTTCAGATGCTTGCAAGTATTTATTTTATCGGAAAGTATGGGCAAATGCTTCGGCCAATAAGAAATTCAATAAATCTTTCGGTCTTCCGGAAAACCTTTAGTAAAATATTAATAGGCCTTATTCAAAAACACCTCCAAAGGGTGTTTTTTTTGTTAAAGCAGGTACTTTTTTATTTAATAATTGAAATTAAAATTTTATCGCATTTGCACAAACAATTAAAAGTATTGATTTTCAAAAACTTACAACAGGAAAAGGTTAAAAGATTGTTTATGGAATAATTCTAAATAGGGCGGCTATTTTTTAAAAAAGGGAGCTTTTTGCCCTATAAATAAAAATAGAAAAACGTAAAACACTGAAAAACAACACAAAATCCTAATTTCTTTTTGATCAAAAAGCCTTTATGTTATAGTTTTTCCCGCCACGCTCATAGCTGTATGTGTATGTGCAACTTCAATTAAAAAAAAGAGATATGACAGCTAAAATTTTTACCGGCACCGGTTCCAGTGGGCTGACCTGACCCCTCGCCCCTTGTTCATGTCTTAAAATACAGCGTGATAGCTTGTATCCTTGTACATACAAAACCTTATAAGCATGTGTCAATCACCTGAAACAATAAAACTCCGGGATGCGATTAGCAGAATGCGGCAACTAAGTAAAGTGAATGTTCCCTTTTCATTCTCTTTCATATCCTACTCAGATCAGCTGCAGAGTTCTGACGGATATAAAGTCGTCGATAATGCAATACTAAGACCTGGATACAGAGAGGATCAATCAGATTATAGCAACATTCTAATCGCTTACACTGATTTTACGGACAAAGAAAAAGAGCGTCAGTTTTACCTGCCATTGCTAATGACATTTAATCAATTCAAAGTAGTACCATGATAGAAATAATAGGACGTCAGGGAATTGTAACCAATGAGACAACAGGCTTTACATTTGAAACAAACTCTAATCCTCGAGAGTTTGATAGTTTCCGTCAATCTAAAGATGATATTGAAATACCTAATAACTTCTATTACATCGGCGATTGGCGCATACTACCATATGGCACCAGCGATAACCTTCCAACGATAATCAAGAAGACAGTGCAGGAGAACTCAACAGCTCCTGGTATGCTTGAAAAGAAGTTTATGATGACTTGGGGTAAAGGACCTTATCTATATAGAGAGGAGATTGAAGATGGGGATATAGTTAAAAAACTGGTTATTGATCCGGAAATACAAGCATGGTTAGATTCATGGGATTATCAAGACTACCTTATGAAATGCGCAATCGACTATGATTACATGAAGGGCGCATTTACAAAAGTATTCCGATCAAAGAGCACTCGCATAGGGTATGATGGCAAAATTGCCAAACTGGAACATGTGCTTATGGATAATTGCCGATTAGCCTGTCATAAAACTTCTCAATCCCCTACCCCTACACACGCTGTTATAACCGATTATGAGCTAAAAACCTTGGATTCGATTACGAATATGAAAGTTTATCCCCTTTTTGATCCGCAAAAACCATTCAATTATCCAACAGCTATAACCTATTCAAATCAGTACACATTTGGCGACGAAGTGTATTCAAATCCACCGATATCAGGTTCGTTGGAATGGTTAAAAAGGTCTACAGCTACACCTATAATTTTTAAAGCGCTATCCAAGAACTCAATCAATATTAAATATCATGTTGAGAGTCCCGAAGAGTTTTGGAACCAACAAGAAGAAAGGATTAAGGCTCAATGCATTAAAACCAATACAACATATGAAGAAAAAATGCTTACGGACTTTAGACGTGAGTTTTTGGAAGACCTTGTAAAGGTATTGGCTAATGAGGAGAATACAGGCAAACTCTGGCACACTCGTAAGATACTTGAAGTTCAAGGAACTAATGTATTAGAGCATGGATGGAAAATAACTGTAATTGATCAAAAAATAAAAGATTTTGTTACAGCACAAATTGCTATTTCACAACGTGCAGATCGTGCCGTTTCTGCGGGGATTGGGCTTCATGGAAGTATCGGAAATATAGCCGAATCCGGAAAAAGTGACTCTGGATCAGAACAATTATATGCGTATCAGAACTTTGTTAACTCAGGAGTTGAAGTTCCAGAGCTGATTATTTGTAAACCGCTTAATTGGTCTATACGTATAAATTTCCCGGATAAAAATGTAAAAATTGGATTCCGTCAAACAACGACCAAACGAGAGCAGGATGTTTCTCCTAAAAACCGATTAAAAAATCAATAAATGAAGCTGCTATTCAACTATGCCGGTAATGGCGAAATCGAAATAAAAAATGCGTTAGGATTTACCGATGCAGATTTGTTATATGAAAATCTGCGCCCAACCCTATTGACCGCCACAGATGATCTGATAAAAATTATCGGTCGTCCGATATACGATGACTTAATCGTGGCTTATGAATCCGGTTCATCGGATCAAATCGATATCGAATTCATAGAACGAGTGCAGTATATATTAGCTTTGGATAGTTATAGGAATTATGTAATCGAAAGTGATTTGGCACATACAAACAACGGCCGTGTAAATCGCATTGAAGACAATCAGAAAATTGCTTTCGAATGGCAGATAGAAAAATCTAACAAATCCATGGAAAGAAAGTTTTACAAAGCCATGAATACTTTAATCCACTTTATGGATCAATATATTCCACAATGGAAAGAAACTCAAGCCTTCAAAAACAGTCACTCACTCTTCATCAGAACTGTGGAAGAATTTGATGAGTGGTTCAATATAGATGGTTCACTATTTTTAATGATAAAACTATCTCCTGGTATCAGGAAAATTGAAACTGAACAAATATTACCCCGGATCGGAAAATCTTTATTTGAAAAGTTAAAATCAGAACTACAATCCGGATCAGAGTATAATACAGAACTCCTGTTACTGATCCAGGAAGCTCTTGTCTATGCCTCCTTGTCATGGGGAATACCGAGAATGAGCGCACAACTTTTTCCGGAAGGACTATTACAACCAACTGATAATGCAAGAATGACCTACTCGTCAAGAAAATCCATTGAGAATAATTTGGCTGAGGCATTATCGCAACGTTTTGGGCAAGATGCGGCCAAAGCTTTTAAAAAAATTGAAGAGTATATATCAAATCTGAACACACCGAACAAGCCAGTTGAACCGGTAAAACCCAATTTCAAACCAGGTGATGGGTTTGTTGACACTTAATAATTAACTCTAAAATCATAAAAATGAAGAATCCAATTACTAACTTCCGCAACCATTTAAACAAAAAATCCCGAAAAAAAGAACTTCAAAAGCGAGTTAATATCTACGATTCAGTATCGGACAAGCTTGAAGGTGTTGTTAAGGAAAAAAGAAAACTTCAAAAACTTTTGGTAAAAGAAATCAAGGACTATATGTTCAATGTTTTAGGGTATGACTCGAAGTCAAAATTCATACCTAAGAAGTTTAAAAATTCACAAGAAATTAAAACCATTGTTCGAACTGAATTCGGCGTAAAAATGGATCTGCTTAACATAACCATAAACGACAATTTGAAATTAGAATGGATCTAATACAAATCCCAGAAAAAAACATAAAGATTTATCTTCCTCGCGATTTAGAGGAGTGTGATGCGCGACAATATATAGAGATGTCTTCATTAATATATGCTTTCCAATCGGGTAAAATCGACTACGAACATTTTAGGATAGATGCGTTGTACAAGTTATTAAACATGAAAGCTGTTCAACCAAGCAAGTATGATCCATTTAAAGCATCTAAAATTTATCAATTATCGGAATTGGTAGATTCTTTTTTTGAAGATACCGAAGATGGGCAAAAAATAATTAAGCAATATTACATAAACAATCCTATTCCTTCTTTTAGGGTTAATTTTCGTAGATACTATGGACCGGACAATGAGTTCGATGATGTTACATTTGGCGAGTATGTGGATGCACTTGAAGCGTTCATTGACTTTAACCAAACACAGGAGAATTATCACCTATATCGATTAGCCGCCATTCTTTATCGTAAAAAAAACTTTTGGACAAAAAAGAAAGTAGAATACAGATCCGAAAAAGTCGTATCACAATCAAAAACATTGAAATACCAACCAGTTGGAGTTATATACGGGATTTATCTCTACTTTGCCTCCTTCCAAAAATGGTTATCAACCGCTAAGTTGTATATCGCTGGCAACGAAATCGATTTATCAATATTGTTTGTTCCCGAATCAGAAGGAAATAAAACCAATTTACCCGGACTTGGTATGAAAGGAGTTTTATTTGCACTAGCCGAAAGCCATGTTTTTGGAGATTACCGATCTACTCAAAAAACACCTTTATTCGACGTGCTGACCCGGATGTACGATACCGCAAAACGAAATGCCGATCATGAAGCTCAGTTAAATTCAAAAAAGACAAAAAAATGATTGATATAGAGAAAGTCGAACAGTATGCTGAAGAGTTGAAGAATTCAATTTCTGAAATAAAAACCGTTTTAATTGTAGTTGATGATAGTCAACTTTCATCAAAGTTGAGCAAAATCGGAAAAGACGACAACTTAATCTTAGTGGGTTTTATACCTTCTCATAAAATAGAGGGAAATGATATTGACGCTGTTAAAACTCGTGATCTAATGCTTTGGCTTGTTTTAAAAAAAGCAGCAAGAGCCAACGATGATTTTGTAAGTACAATGAAAGAGTGTCAGTCAGCTTGTAAAAAATTAATAAAAAAAATGTTGGAGGACAAACCCATGTTTGATAACAAATGTGGCTTGATGAGAATGTTGAAAATACCAAGTATTACGGTTGATCCGGTATGGGGGTTGAATAGTTGTGACGGGTACGAAATTGAATACCAATTGAAAACTAAATTATTTTAAAAGTTATGTCGTTAAGAGATTCCCGAAGAGAAGTTTCGAAAGAAATTTTAGAAGGACGATTCATTAAAAGAGTTCTTACGCAGGAGACCAGATCCATATCGGATGATCTTACCAAGCGACTTGCCGCTGCCGGTCTGACTGCAGCATATTGGCGACATGTGAATTTTTCCGTGAAAGGACAAAATAATTTACATTACCGGCATTTAAAAAAACACCGGTTTATGGATATGAAGACCCGTAACACAAAAAACGGAAAGGTCCGAAAAGAGAATGTTCCTATTCACAACAAGATGATTTATTCGCATTTAAACGACATTATCAAGGAGTTAACATTTGGATTTACAGACGCGGTGAAAGAGGAGTTAAAGTCCTTAGAAAACTGGTGAATTTATTAAGGTGTTGCTTATAATAAAAGTAAGTACTTACTTGTTATTATAAACGTATAAACACTTTACTATGAATGGTCAATCTCACCCATCGCAACAAGAAAAATCATTAGCAAAAGCTAATGAAACTTTTCAATTTTGGTATTCCGTTTTGCTTGAAACTGAATACATGAACGACCTTGAAAATCGAAAAGAGTTTCAAAGTGCATTAATGACACTCAAAGAAATTATGGAAAAACAGAAAGAGGATTAGTCCTCTTTTTTTATATTTACACTGAACGAAAAAAACAGACATGAAAAAAATTACACTTTTTTTATTAATTCTGCTGCCAGGTTATATTTTTTCTCAAGGAAGAAATATATCGTGGAATAAAAAACTAAAGGAACCTTATATTACACTAACCGGTGACACGCTGAAACCTGGACAAACAATTTTAGTAAAAGAAGGCAGTAATCCAGATGGTGGATTTAAATATGTTCAGTTTTTAAACGGAATGAACGAACCGATCCGCCCGGCTGACTCCAGAGCAGCCTTTAAAAAACAGGAAATTTTATTTTTTAAAGAACAAGATGGAACAAACTATATTTTCACCAAGTTTTTTTGCATTAATACTGAAGCGGCTATAAGCCGTCAAGAAATTGAACCTGTAAAAAAATAAATTCCAAAACGAAATTTTTAAGCCGCTATAAAGCGGCTTTTTTCATGTCTTAAAAAAACCTATCCAGAAGCTTAAAATTGTTCAAAATTTAAGCAATGGCAAGGACTATAACTGACGAAGATATTAATCTGAACATTATCATTAATGGTAATGAAGCGCAGAAAGAATTGTTTGATTTGGAAAAAGAGACTCGCCGTCTTAATGAATCCAATAAACAGTTATTGCTTGAAAAAAAACGTCTTGAACGCCAAGGCAAACAAGACACGCAGGAATACAGAAACCTTACTAGGGAAATGCGTGCCAATTCCCGACAAGTCACTGAGAATAGAACTCGAATGGGTGAACTTCAACGGCAAATTGGTATTACCGGTTTGACAATGAAGCAACTATCTGATCAGGCCGTCTTACTTCGAATGCGGCTTAGAAATGCCATACCAGGATCCGAGGCTTTCCAACGTTATCAAAGCGAATTATCCCAAGTAAGTGCTCGCATGAATGAATTGAGTGGTCGTGGACAAGCTGCTAGAGCCTCAATGAATAGTTTGTCAGATTCGTTCAATAAATATACTGCGCTAGGAGCTACAGTATTGGCTTTTTTCACCGGTGTAGCATTGTCTATTCAAAAGATTATAGACATGAACGGTAAATTGTCGGATGCTCAGGCAAACGTCATGAAAACCACGGGGATGTCAAAAGAGGAAGTAGACGACCTAACCAAATCATTAGGTTTGTTCAGAACCAGAACCGCCAGGATTGAACTTTTAGGAATTGCGGAGACAGGTGGACGATTAGGAATTGCTAAAGAGGAAATCGAAGACTTTGTAAGGGTAATGGATAAAGCATCTGTCGCTCTTGGTGATTCTTTCGAAGGTGGTCCGGAAGTTGTTGCGGAAAAACTGGGGAGAATTAAAGGGCTTTACAAGGAACTTAAAGATATGGGGGTAGAACAAGCTTTTGAAAGCGTTGGATCCGCAATGAATGATTTAGGTGCCGACGGAACCGCGTCAGAAGCTAATATTGCAGAGTTTATGACCCGAGTTGGTGCAATGCCAGACGTTTTAAAACCGTCTGCACAGCAAGCGGCCGGTTTAGGAGCAGCGTTCGAAGAATCCGGATTAAAAGCTGAAGTAGCCGGAACCAATTATAGTAAGGTTGTTTCTATTGCTTCTCGTGACTTTACCAAGTTTGCAAAATTTATGGGAAGACCGGCTGCTGAAATTGAAAAACTACTCAACACCAATCCAACTGAGTTTTTCTTGCAGTTTGCAAAATCGCTGAAAACCTTAGACGCTACCGAGTTATCGAAAGTTTTAGATTATCTAAAACTTAACGACAATGAAGTAAAAATGGTTCTTGGTGCAGCCAGTCAGAATACGCAACTTTTTAGAGATAAAATAGCACTTGCCGGCGAATCAATGAAAAATGCTACTTCATTGACCAATGAATTCAATATCAAAAATTCAAATTTAGCAGCAACACTCGATAAAATAAAAAAAACAGTAACCGAATGGTTTTCGACCGAAACTTTCGTTAACTGGTTGGCAGTTGCCGCAGAAAAGATTGCTTTACTAATCGGTGCGACTGACGCGGCCGATAGCACCGCGCAAAAGTGGAAAAATACTCTGGCATTTCTTGCTAAAATGATCGCAACAGTTACAGCAGCTTTAATAACCAACATTACCTGGCAAAAACTTGTTGTACTCTGGACAACCCGCGGAACTGAAGCTTCTCTTCTTTACAATGTAGCTACTAAAGCCAGAGCTGTATCTGAAGCAATTGGAATAATAGCAACCCAAGCTTATGCTGCAGTCA